ATAAGGGACATCCTCTCTGGCGAATCTTGCTGCTTCAAATGCATCATCTGCATATTCGCCTATTTCATAATGCTTATTGTTGGTATCGTGCCAACCTAGTGTGTAATGGGACATGATAGTTTCAACTCCAGTACATTAATATTTAGTCTATCACACTAGGTAAAAATACGCACTTATGTGTGGGTATCCACACTAACAGTTTTTATTCAGATCCTCTGCCATATTACCACCAATATCAGCACCTTGTTCACCACCAAACATTGCTACCCAACCAGCAGCAACCCAACCAATATAAGGGATATTGGCAAGACTAGGAGCAGCACTAGCACCAATACTAGTCCCAACCAATCTGCCTGTACCCTCTGCTGATCCAATTGCTTTGATACAGGCTTCACTTTTTCGTATGGCAGTTATATCTGCTGCCTCCTGTTGTGTTAAACCAGGTTGACCATCTAACCAAGACCTGTGATTAGACACTGGACCTCCCTGATTAGTCTGACCATCCATTACATACTCTTCAACTATCTTAGTTGTATTGTTTGAGAGTCCTAAGAAACCTGCTTTCTCCTTAATGTCTTTTGTGATATACATTGTCTTAGGATCATTTGCAGTATAACTTATCTTATATCCATCTTTATCTGCTGAGACAACATAAGATGTATAAGGAGTTACTGGTATGTCTATCTTAGGTAGTTGATCTTTATTGTTATTATTAGTGGCAATGTAACCAATCATGCCAACATGTGATATGCCTAGAAGAGTTCCTAGACTTATCCCAATCCACTTATTCATTTTGTATCAGGTGTAATTTTAACTGGTGCTTGTTCTATTCTTATTGTCTGTGCAGGTGCAGTCTGTGATGCTGCTGCTATAAGTTTCTCCATATCACTCTTACTTACTCCACTACTAGCACCACCTTGTGCTCCTCTCTTTGAGGTGGTGACACCAAAAGTTGCGAGAACGCCTGTGAATACAGAAGCGATAAAAGTTGGATCCAGATCTTGTTTAGGTATCTTAAGAGCAGGTGGCAACTCAACATATGCTAGTGTGAGTATTGCACCACTCCAAACAAGAATTCCTAGTCTTACAAAAGTAGAGAGGAGCATCATCTGCTCTTCTTTATCCTCTGCATGGTCTTTCAACTTGCTGAAGAAACCTTTCTTTTCTTCTTTTTTTACTTCTTCCTTCTTTTTCTCTTCTGCCATAATATTAATGTATCTAATATATATAGCAACTAAAATATTAGAGATGTTGTAACACTGAGGATAACAGATCCTGTGAACATCCAAGGTACATATTTAATTGGAATCATATTTCTTCTCATCAAAGTAGTCCTAATGAACCTGCAGTTACTCCTACTGCAACAAAGAATGCAAATTCTAGAATGCCATGTGCAGATGATGGTATCTCTAGAAACTTAGATTTTAAATGAGTCATTTTAGCTTGTGCTCCTCAGCTACTAATTTTTATGTGTAAATGTATTGTAAGATGCTCTCATTAAAGAAAACATATGCTGCAATACCTGAAATGAAAAGTGTTTGATACATTGGGTAAAAATACTTAGTATATAATATATAGGTATTTTTACTCCCTGTCAAGCTCCTGATGGAGCATATGCAGGTTGCATCTGTGCTACTCTTATTCCTTTACCACCTTGAAAATCATCGTCATCATCATCATTTGCTCTAAGAAGTAACTCAATTAGCACCAAAGCAGCCATGGGATAAAAGATCCATAGAACTGCTTTGAACACTGATATTGTTTCTGTAACTTGATAGAGGTCACTCATTAAGATGTAGTTGTAAAAGAATATGAATAAGTATTTAGTTTTGTAAAGTTTTAAGTGGAAAAAAAATTATACCATAACTGGTGCAAAATTTCCAACTATTGCAAAGAGTGAAATAAGAATTGTCAATCCTGCTGTTTTTTCCTTAGACATTATACTAAACCAAAGAACATGTGACCTGTTGTGATGTAGGAGAATGATGCTGCTACTAAACCTAACATGGCTAGTTGACCATTAATCCTTTCTGCTACAACCTTCTGTCTTTCTGGTTGTCTGCGTGTTGTTTCTGCTGTTGAATTTGCCATTATACAAAACCTGGAATAAGTTGACCTGTTGCTGTGTATGATACACATAATACAATGAATGCCATCATTGCTGCACGTCCTTGTGCTTTGAAGAAGATGTCGTTATTGGACATTAGAATATACCTGGAATGATGTTTCCTGTTGTAGCATAAGCACCAACTGCTGCTACGAAACCAAGCATTGCTGCCCAACCATTAAATCTTTCTGCTTCTGGAGTCATGAGTTTTTCCTCTTTAGTAATTGTGAATTGTGAATTGAGTTTCATTTAGAACAAGCCTGGAATAATCCAACCTGTGAAACCATAGTTGATGAATGCTGCAATGAATCCCATCATTGCTAACCTTCCATTTATTTGTTCTGCATCTTTCCAGTAATTGGAAGATGTTTTTGTTGTTGTAGATGAAGTCATTAGAATACACCAGGAATGATTTGACCTGTTGTAGCATATGCTCCAAGTAATGCAACGAAACCAATCATAGCCCAACGACCATTGACCTTCTCTGCATTTTGTGGGTAGCCATCATATGAGATAGACTCATCAATGTATGACTTTGTTTCAGATGGATACATGTTTTGTCTTCCACCAGACTCAGTTGTAACAGTCATTGAACTTTTATTAATTTATGTAACTATATTATATATAAAATATTAAATTTTGTCAAATTTCTTAACATAGGGATATCCACACCTAGTAAAACAATGCTTATATATATGATAATTTAATCTTATGTAACAATATCTACACACTCTAGTTTACCAATCTTCCTCATCTTCAACAAATGCATTTGGGTTTTTAATATTATATTGGTGACAATATCCATGAACATCTACTTCCATTTTGTAATGTGCCTGTGTATGGAAGAACTCTATCATTATGAATGAACCTATAATTAGTAAGTTGGAATAGGTAACAGGATGAGTAATAACTTCTAATATTTTTTTCATACAAATATTCTAGCATAAAAAAAGACCCTTGCAATGCAAGAGTCTTGGGTTTGTTCCTTTTGCAGAGACCGCACGATAAGGTCTCAACAATATTTAGAAGTTGAACTTAGCACCAATCTTAGCACCCCAGTTCTTCTGGTCATCATTGTTGACTTCAGTTGTGATAAGTGATAGTTCACCATAAACACCTAAAGTTTCTGTTGCTGCATATGAAGCACCAACCTTACCAGAGATCTCTCCCTCAGAACCATCTGTTCCATCAACTGCAACTAATGCAGGACCACCTTGAATGTAGTATCCAAGTTTGCCTCTTGTTCCTTCATATCCAATATGGATATCTGTAGTTGCTCCAGAATACTCGCCATCTGGATATGAAACATTAGATTCAACGTTAACGTATGGACCTGCAAAAGCAGATGTAGCGATGAATGGAGATGCAGCAACAGCTGCTAATAGAGGTTTAAACATTTTTTTATTGTATTGTCTCGCATGGGTAATAAAATAACCCTTGCGGATGGTAGCTTTCCCGACATGGAAAACTTTTTACATCTACATAGGGTTACGATCTTTCGAGTCCTTTGTATAATGTTATTTATGTCAACTGTCACATGTGACAGTTATAATATATCTGATCTTTAACATTTTGTCAAGTTTGTTCATTGAGTGTGGATTCTACTATTCTCCCAAGATAAGGATCATAGTCCATCAAATGATCTATGGTGGTTGAAGCACCATTCTGACTCCAGTAAGCAAACTGAGCTTCATAGTTACCCTTATGAAAGACATCAATATGCTCTGGGTGTATTGATGAACCCATCTCTAGTTTGTATAAAAGAAGAGGAATAGTGTATGTGTTACCAGAATTGTATAGGAGATCATCAGCAACTGCTCTAGGTTTGACACCATTATCTAATCTATACTTGTCTTCCCCTCTCCAGTGAAGTCTCATCATCTTCTCTGCATGATGTCTGCTGATGACATAGCAAGCAGTAGAGAACTCATTTACAAATCTCTTATGTATTCTTAGATTCACATCACCTGTGCATATCACTGCTATCTGAACTAGATCCCAATCATAAGGAACCTTTGCCATGAAATCATTCCAAGTAAAGTTCCAGTAACTTACTAGATCTAAACTACAATCATCTTCCATCATGATTGCATATGGACTATCAGATGTATCTAACCAATGTCTGATTGCTTTTAGATGTGATGTAGTGCAACCAACCTCACCACTTGACATATGATCAGGATATCTACCCTTTAATATATCACTCAGGTCATCTTCTCTACCATCATATGCAGAGATTCTTTCAAAGTTTTCTACTTCCCAATACTTAAACTGAGCCTGCATATACATCCATCTCTCTGGTTGTTCATCCAGATTGATACAATATACAGGACCAAAGTCTTTTAATTTATATGCTGCTTTGTTTCTATCCATGTAGCAATTCCATTATGTCTATTGTAGGAAACCATCCTAGTTTTGTCAATTGAGTGATGTCAGCACATAAACTATCTGGTTCATTTGGTGTGTGTTCTAAGATAGGAAGATCACTCTTACCCATTCTCATAGCAAGTTCAAGAACAGAATAATTTTTACCTGTTCCTATATCTAATACACCTCTAAATTTATCAGGTATGAGATAACAGATTGCTCTTGCTACATCATGCACATGAATCCAATCTCTTCTATGTCTTGTGATATATTGTGCAGTTCCTTGTTTTAACATCTCATACAACATATCATCTCTGCTACCTTTCTCTGCCCATACATTAAAGAATCTCATACCCACACTATTATCAGGTGCCATAAATTCATTTACTTTCTTTGTGATAGCATATGGATTCTGCCACCATCCATGAGCACCAGCAGAACTAGCATACAATAATCTAATATTATTTCTACCACAATAATCAAATAATCTTTTTGCCTTTACTACATTATTATCCCAAAACTTATCTGGATCTTCAACACTATCTCTCAGAGCAGCATATGCAGCAAGATGAATGATGACATTATATTTTACACCATTACATGCAATAAATCTTATGATATCACGAACATCATCTGGTTTATCTAAACCATCAACTTTATAACCTGTTTTTGTAAGATGTTCATAGACATGGCTACCAATAAAACCTTTATGTCCAGTAACTAAAATTTTCATTTGTCATTAAAGAAATCATCACATTGTATTGCTTTATCATCTATAAAGAAATCAGCATGTGGTTTACCTAGTATCAACTCATGATATTTACATCCCCAATCCTTTAGTTGTTTCTCAGTGAGATCAAACAAAAGGGCAGATGCTTTCACACTTGCATCTGGACTATCACAAAATCTACCCATTCCTCTGGCAGTGAAATATGTGATATGGTTTCCTTCATCATACAACTTATTGATAGTTTCTATTCTATCATTCCAAGGTTCTGCATCTTCATATGTTTTAGGATCTGGTGTGAGTGTACAAATAGTTCCATCAATATCAACACAGTATCTCATTAATCTCCCCTCTCTATTCTATTACTATCTGAATCAAAGTGTTGAGTAGAGAACTCAAATAATTCAGTATCTTTCAAAGCAAACATCTGATGCTTCAAACCAACAGGAACATGAAACTTATCTCCTTGTATTAATGTAGTAGTTTTAGATAATCTTTTATCTTCATCCCATCCATATGCTAATTCAATAGCACCACTTTGAATGTAGAATACTTCATCCTTCAACTTGTGATAATGCCAAGAACATTTTTTACCTTTTGCTATGAAAAGAAGTTTACCACAATAAAGAGAACTGTTAGCAATCCACTTTTCATATCCCCATCCTTTGGATACAAACTTGATTGGATCACTCGCCTGCATCTGCGCATCTCTGGATAATTCTGGTACTGCTCCACCCTTTGATTCTATCAAAGAATCTAACCTCTTTCGCATATTGTCTACCCACTCCATTTGCATGCCTCCAGTCACCCCCATCAATCAAGATGTCAGGTTTGTATAATTGTATAAGGTGTTCTAATTCTGTTTCACTATCAAATTCTAACACAAGGTCAATATATTTTATAGCTTCAAGAATTGCCTTCCTATCTTCAAAGGTATTTATTGGTCTAGTATAACCCTTCATTTCACTGACTCTTTCATCAGAATCTAAACCCACTATGAGTTTATCTCCTAGTGATTTGCCAACCTTGAACAGTTCTATGTGACCAGGATGTAGTAGATCAAAACATCCATTAGTCCAGACTATCTTTGACATAATCTTCTATTGTTTTGAATTTGTAGTTACCCCACTCAGGTTTTGCCATTGTGTATGTTTGATACTTACCTTCTAAATGTTTAGGGAAAGGAACATACTCCACATGTGCATTATAATACTTTGCTACAATATTTGCAACCTCTAGGAATGATCTTGGATTACTTGTACCTAAATCATATATTCCTGACTCTCTGGTATTATCTAATATGATATTTAAAAGATCATCTACACAAATAAAATCTCTAAAATATGTTTTAGAGTTTTCAAATACTCTAATCACTCCATCTTTCTTTGCCTGATATATGAACTTACTTACTGGACTAGATTGATCTCTAATTATTTTTTCTTCTTCACCATCACCATACACATTAAAATATCTAAATCCTTGAATATGTTTAAAGTCTTTAATATTATCTCTAACCCAATAATCTACAGTAAGTTTTGATATGGCATAATAATTCAAAGGATTCATTGTATCATTTGTCAGACCATATACAGATGCAGATGATGCATACTTCACAGGTATCTGATGTTCTATTGCTAGTTGAAATAAATTCAAACTAAACTCTGTATTTGTTTTCCAGATATCAAATAAATCTTTATCAACTGTTGAAGAGTTAGCACCCTGATGACATATAAAATCAACCTGACTCCAATCCTTAAATGTTAATAAGAAACTCCAACAATTATGTTTTTCAACTTCAACAACATCCCAAGTTTTACTGAGAGTTTTCTTGAATGAACTGCCAATGAATCCATCAGATCCAGTTAGAATAACTTTTCTCATACTACTGTAGTTCCTCTTTTTTTAACAACTCTTGCTGCACAAGAATTTGCGTATGTAATGCTAGAATCTATATCTTCTGTCTCAGTATACTTAACTGCTAATGCTGCCATGAATGTATCACCAGCTCCAGATAAATCCATAACCTCTACTTGTTCTACAGGATATTGTTTGCCATTAAAATAACATCCATTTGATCCCATGGTTTGAATCACCCTATCTTGAACATTAGTGTTCTGGAAATAATCTTTAGATCTTTCATACTCATGATTATTGATCTTAATAAATCTAGCAGCATTTGCCCAGTTATCTAGAATTTTTTTAGTGTCTAAAAACACTTGAGAATGATTGGTACATATGTACTCAATGTCTTCTGTTGTCAAAAATCCTTTATCATAATCTGAGATGATTATAGTATCATAATCACCTTTAATATTATTCTCTTTTATTCTATCAATATTAACCACAGAGTCAACTCTCAT